GGTTCGCGACACCAGTGTCCCCTGGGAAGCAAGGCGCAAATCCCTATAGGTCAGCAGATTGTGCGCAACAGAAAGACGGCATAGACTAGGGGGCATGAGAACTCACACCCCCACACAAGAGACCCTCCCCGACAACATCGCCCTCCGACTCTTTCGCCTGCAAGACGCCGTTCAGCACGCTGCATACGGAGGCTGGTGGGCTCAGGGACGCAGCCAGTACATCCTCCCCCCTACGGCGCGGGCCGGATGTGTGCTCCAGTACACGGAGCTCGCGTCCAACTTCTCCACGGCCGCCCTCGACGCGACAATCATGTTCACCACTCCCATGACTGGCGAGCCCACAATCCCCCACACTGAGACCATGGACGAGCCTGGGTGGCGCCGCACGAAGCGCCTGCAAGACGTAGGCCTCATCACAATCAATGGTCGCGGCGGCAAGAGGACCATCACCTTCAAGGCCACCCACCCATCCGTCGCCGGAAGGCTCGATTCTCTCATCATCGCCTGCCTTAGCCAGCGCCCCAAGGACGCCGATGATCACTATGGCGACCTGGTGATCGAACAGCTTCAGTACCTCCGACTCACCGCAAGGGCGGTGGCGCGCAGGCGGTGCTTTGAGGTAGAAGATGACCTGGGCGCCCCAGAAGGCTCACTAGAGCCCATCCTCGCCAGATAGCCAAAAGCGAGGGGGCCAGCACACACGGGCTGGCCCCCTCTAGAGAACACAAGGAGAGTGTAACACACAATGTCATCCGTCATCTACGAAGCGCAGGCCGCAGCTCTTCGAGGCATCACCTCAACCGAGAAGGTGGTCGCCCTCATCCTGGCCGCCCGCATGAACTCAAAGCTCCCCGGCTGGGGCGGCCGCCCGGTCGCCTTCCCGGAACTCACCGAACTTGCCGACGACGCCGAAGTCGACAAGCGCACCGTGAGCAGGGCGATCTCCACACTGAAAGAGCGCGGCATCATCCAGATTCTTCGCTTCCGCAAGGACGACGGGAAGCTCAGCCGGAACTACTACGTGTGGACCGCCGACCGGTCTGACGCATACAAGCCCGACTGGATGACAAGCCGCGACGGCCTGTCTCGGAGGCCTGAAGAGCGCATGACCGCCGAACAGCAAGCCGCGGCGGCCGCCGAGCAAGTGCACCCCGCCTCCTGGGCTAAGCGGCACGCGGCTGAAATCCCTGCCCAGAATCAGGAGACTGCCAGCGAGGATAACGGCCAACTCCCCACGGAGATCGAAGGGCCAGGTCCCAAGCCGCAGAAGAAGGCCAAGAAGACCGCCCGCAGCACCACCATCTCAGAGGACTGGACCCCTAACGAGAAGTGCCTCGCCTACGCCCGCGAGCACTACCCCTCCATGCCCATCAGCGCCGAGGTTGAGAACTTCCGAGACTACTACCTGAGCACAGGCACCAAGCGCATCGACTGGGATGCCACTTGGCGCACCTGGTGCCGCAAGGGCAACACTATTGCGAAGGGCGCGTGGGAGCAGGCAGCCGCCCTCGGAACCTCAAACCAGGGCAGTCAGCAGCCAGCCATCAACCCCGCCACAGGCAAAGCCGCCACTAAGGAAGACTTCTGGTACGCCTGCATCGACCACGGCATCGACCCCAGCTGGTACATCAACTACTGGAAGCCCAACATGGGACTCCCCGGCGACCCCGGGTGGCCTGAGCAGCAGGTGCGCCTGGACCGCCACACCGGCAGGGGTTGACAGCCCCGGCCAAGCCGCCTAGACTCCAACCATCAGCACAACCGAAAGGAACGCCGCTATGCTCACTCCACGCCAGCTGGCTGTCGCCAGCATTGCGGGCCCCAACAATTGGTGGCATCTTATCCGAAACGACCACACCGAGATGCGCCCCGAAGGCGCGATCCCCATCCTGGCCACCCCTCTCAACGGGGGTAACGCCGAGCCCACGATAGAACAGGCCGTCATAACCCTCTCCTCTTTCGCCGGAGCATCGCTGATCCTCGCCAACGCCGCAGCCTCACAGTCCATCTACACGGCAAGGGAAGTCTTCCTAGCGGCAAAGAAGACAGCCGAAGACCTAGACTCCTATGCCCCCACGGCACACCCCGCAACCGGCAATGAGCGAGCATGGTGGGCCGCGGTCAAAATCTTGCAGTCAGAAAGCGGCGACGCCTTCCTTTGGCTCCTCGTCGACATTATTCGTATCGCCAACCACATTGCAGGAGAGAAGCCATGAACACCCTCCCACGGCGCCACTCATCATCATTGACAAGGGCGAATGCCACGGAGTTGACCTTAGCGGTACAACCGCCGTACTAGTAGACACAGACGACCCAGCATGCGGCTACTACCTCCTCGACGGCCCCCAGCTCAGATGCTGCATCAACTGCGACGGTTGCCCAAATGAAATCACCGCCTGGCGCCGCTGTGTCGCAGTCCCCGTTGGAGAGCTCGAATTCATGCGGAACGTGTTCATGGGCGCCGAACTCGGCAAGAGTCAGGACGAAGCTATTCAAAGGCTCATGGCCAGACTCCCCGAGGAAACAGTCAACGTCTCGAACGACCCACTAGTGCCAGACATCCAATTCGGTGAGGTTGGAGACGACAACAGGGCGCCGGCGACTATCAGCCTAGTTCCATTCTCCAGCACCTACGACGTGCCACAACCATTGCCCCCCCCCACGCATGAGCACCGAAACTACCATCCTCAACATCGCCCTCAGCGGCGACCCTAACGCCCTCATTGACCTCGATAGCGTCCACCCTCACCACTTCGCAGACACCCGCAACGCCGCCATCTGGCGACTCGTCGAAGACTACAAGGCCAAGAACCCTGGCCAAGGACTCACTCGGGACCTCCTCGTCGACAAGCTTCCTTCCATCACTGATGCCCATGTCACCCCCGACTACCTCCTCGACATCATGGACGTCACCGCAGTCGCACACGGCGCCCTCGCAGGCGTCTACGCCAACAAGCTCATCGACGACACGGCCCGCAGGCAGCTCACAGACGCCTGCACCCGCGGCCTCCAGATCATCGAAGCCGGCGAAGACCCCTCAAACGCAGAAGCCACCATCCGCGAGCTCCTCAACCAAGTCTCCACAGGCTCCACCGCCCTTGTGGACAACGACCAGTGTCTAGACCAGCTCACCGACTTCACTACACACAACACCCCCTTCGTCCCGACACCCTGGCCCGACCTCAACCACCTCATCGGCGGATGGAAACCAGGCGGCCTCTACGTCATCGCCGCCCGGCCGGGAGTCGGGAAATCGCTCCTCGCCATCCAAGCCGCCACAGCCCTCACCGAAACCGGTCACGTCTACTTCGCCAGCCTCGAAATGGCCGGCCGCGAACTCTGGGGCCGCATCATGGCCAACGTCGCCAACGTCCCCGGAGACGCCGTCGCCCGCCGCCGCCACCCAACCCCCGACGAACAGAAACGAATCACAGCAGCCGCCCCCTACCTCCGCCAGCTACCCATCCACTTCGACGACCGAGCCAACCTCACCATCGGAGACTTCGTAGCCACCACCCGCCTCCTCCACCGCCAACACGGCCTCACCGCCGCCTTCATCGACTACATCGGCCTCATCAACGCCGCCCCCGGCGACAGAAGAGCCCGCTGGGAACTCATCGGCGAATACACCAGGTCCCTCAAGAACCTCGCCAAAGACCTCCAAATCCCGGTCTTCGCCATCGCCCAGCTCGGCCGCCAAGCCGAACAAACCCCCGGCGGCGAACTCCAGCTCTCCCACCTCCGAGAATCCGGCAACATCGAACAAGACGCCAACGTCGTCATGCTCCTCTCCTGCCCACACGAGAACGGAGTCACAGACTGGACCCGCGCCGACATCCACGTCGCCAAAAACAGGGAAGGACGCACCGGCCACGTCCTCCTCGAGCGTGAGGGCGACTACAGCCGCCTCAACCATCTCGGCTGGACACCAACCCGCTGAAAGGAATACACAATGCCAGACACAGCGCTCGTCCCTAACCGCGAACTTGAGGCCCTCCGCGCTTCCACAGAAGGAGTCAAGATGCCCCCGGCTGCCGCGGCCGCTATACAAGACCTCGTCGCCCGCATCCCATCCCCTCCCCTCGACGCCGCCATCGACAACTTCCGGAAGGCCCTACAAGAAGCCCCGCAACGTACACCAGAGCAGCACCTCGCCAGCCTTCTCTCCAACGTTGCGCTCGCCTACTCCAGTGAAGGCGACAGGGCCTCAAGCTTCGCCGACATCGCCCTGTTCGCCGCCCAGTGGGCCTTCCTCTGTGACGGCAGCGACTCGCCCTACACACAAGCCGCCGAGGAGGCGAGACGGGCCTATCGCCTTAGTCCCCTAGGTGTCTTCGACCTGGCTATCAAGGTTGGAGAGGCCGCCAGGATCATCAAACTCGGCTGGAACCCGTACACCATCCTGGTGGAACTCGCAGGCCAAGCCTTGGCCTTGTCAGCCAGAGAAGCGGGG